AGGACGATGTACCTCTTTGCGAGACAAGATTTTCTCCATTAATTAGCTTGTTTCTATTACTTAGGTTATTAGTAATATTGGCAGTACACGTTCCATCAGTATTGTTGACAGTAATAGCAGCAGCACTAGCTCCTACCCCTTTTATCGAATTTACCTTGATCTCTGACATAATTAACTAGGTTCAGTAGGGAAAGTAACAGATGACATATCTAAATTACCATTTGCATCAAGTTTAGGCGATGCACTTGCTGGTAAATCACGCAAACTTTGACGATATGTTTTCCATTCTGTCTTCTTACTTGTAGTTAATTGTGAATCAGTAAGAACCACCCAATCGCAAGCTGTTAATAATCTATCTCTTTCTACTCTAAGTAATCTCATACCTTCTGCATTAGTCAACCTAGTTACTTCAGCATCAAGTTCAGATTCAGTTGGTTTTGTAGAACTATCTAACCACTCTAAACCAGAATAATCTGAACCTCTCCAAATAAAGTCTTTATTCGGTTTTAAGCTTTCTAAAGCATTAACTTTAGTATAAATCATGCTGCAATCTCCATTGCTGTTAATGATGTCTTAGCATCTCCATTAGTATGGTTAAAGTAACAATTTCCAGTCCCCCAACGTCTTGTAAGTTTTACCCTATAAGTAATTGCTGATGTACTGTTTGGTGAATCAAGGTACATTCCATTCGGGGCAGCTATAGCCTCAGACATACTACCAGCAGCACCAGCACCGAAGTAATAGGCATAACCATAAACTTCAGTCGAATCTCTATAAAGAAGTAATTTATATTCAGTACCAGTCTGTACATAAGAAGGTGCACTTGCCAAAGTGACTAAAACCTTACTGCTAGTAGCAGATGGTGTAATAGCTACATTTAGCATTTCAGTTTCAGTATTCGAGCTAACAGTCACTTGAGACGCAAGAACTGTCTGTACCACTTGTAAAACTTTACCGCCAGATATAGCAGGGGATAGTTTAGTTGAATCAAGAGAACTTTGACTTGTTAAAAGTGTTCCATCTGCAATATCAGGTAAATTAATTACCCTATTATTACTTGAGGAAGAAGGTGCTTGGATACTTATAGACCCACCACCTGATGCTGCGTTTAGTTTAATCTTTGCTGTCATAATTTAACCTCCTTAATTTCATCATCTGTAGGTCTAGTAATAGTTGAATGTGTCCAACTTTTAATATACGCACCCTTACCATCTGAATCATCTTGTAAATGAATAGTGCCTGTATCAACAAAATCATCAGCAGTTAAATCTGGTTTTAATTTAATTATTCTTGCGTAAAGAGTGTTGTCTGTAATCATAATGGTCTAATGTAAAAGGCTTCAAAAAATGTTGCTGTTGAGCCGTTTGTAATAGTAATATTTCCTCCAGAGTGTTGCTCTCCTACTATTTGAAAATAATCCGAACTACCGTTAGCACTAACAATATCTGAGATGGGATTGTTTAACTCAGAGTTGCTTCCATCATTCCAACTTTGATTATTTAGTATTCCACTTCCGTTTTTGTAGATTCTAGTACGATACCTATAATTAAGTGTTGATTGACTAAATTGTAATTGAGCATTTATAAAATAATATCCAGCTATAATAGGTGTAAATTTACCGTCAGAAGTATTGTAAAAGCTATTGGAATCAAAAGTCTCAGTGCCAAAAATTATTACACTAGAAGTTGCATTTGCAAGAGTTTGAGCAGAACCTAAATAGGCTCTAAATGCTGGTGGTACAATAGGAATACCTGTACCTGTAACACCACTATTTGTAATCTGCATACGTTCAGCACCATCAGTTGAAAACTTGATAGTGTCAGCAGCAGGGAATGTTATACCAGTATTACTATCCGTTCCAGTTACAGCAGGGGCAGATACGCTTCCATCAACTCCAGAAATACCAGTAGTGCCGTTAATGTTTAAAGCCATAATTAAAGAATAACAAGAATTGCACCAGATGGCACAGTAATAGTAACACCTGAGTTAATTGTAGGACTTACTGTATGTGCGTTCTTTCCAGCAGAAATACTGTAAGAAGTTGTAGCAGCTTGATCACTCTCAAAAAATACTTCATCAGTTCCTCCTCCAGTAGCTCCAGCACCTCCACCTATCGCACCCCAAGCACCATTGTTATAGCCTTCAAACTGATTTAATGTTGAGTTATGCCTAAACATACCAACAGCAGGGCTTCCATCTCTCTGGGCTGTCGTACCAGAAGGAATCGTTAAACTAGATGTATAGTTATGAGTTACTTTTCCTGTAAATGTTGATCCTGCAAGAGCAGCAAGACCTAAATTTGTTGTTGCTACGTTACCAATAGTTATATATGCGTTATTTGCTGCATTTCTTATTTTTAATAATGAACTTGACGTATCAATGTGCATTTGAAATGCACTATTTATTGATGGATCGCCAGAACCACTATTTGTAGAGTTAACAGCAGCAGTTATTTGATTTAATTTTGTTCGGACAGCAGCACCCGTTCCATTGTCAATGACATACCCTGCCCCACCCGTGTTATCGACTCTAGCCATTTAGAAAAGTAACATTGATCTTATTGTACTATCCTTTTCCAAAACCGACAGCCGTAAATGTAAATTGCTTACTTATAGAAGCATTTGATGAATTTTTAAAATGAATCTTAAAATTACTTGCAGTAACATCTGATATTTCAAAGAAATCTCCAGAAGCTAAGTTTTGAGCAGTCACGTTAACTGCTGGAAGGCTACTGTTAGCACCACCAAGAGCAGCCGTACCAACAAAGAAAGGAGAACTGAATGGAACTGTGGTTAAAGCATTAGAAGTAAGAACAGAAGAACTTTGCTCTACTCTTCTTTCAAATTTTGCAGAATAACCTAGCTGAAATACTCTAATATCCTGTGCTGGATCACTACTGGTAAGAACTGTTCTGAATTGAAAACCTCTTGCTTTAAAAGTACCACTTGTAAAGTTTTGGAAATCGCTGTATGTAGGAGAACCAGAGGGATCATCTTGTGTGGTGCGTACAAATAACTGAGCATCTACATCGTTAGCATCTGTTCCATCAAAGTCTGTCCATGTGTCTATCAAGGCAGTTCTTGAATCTATTAAATCTGCTGGATAAAAACCTTCTGTTTTAAAATGCCTTATTAAATCAAGACTGAATACAGCACCTAAATCTAGGGTAGATGCAAAATCATAAGTACCTGATGGAGATATTCCACCAATATCATCTAGTGATCCTTCCGCATCAAAATCTGCAATACTATCAAATTGTCCTGCACCAGTTAAGTTAAGAGAGTTTGTTGTTGCATCAAAAGCTGTATTAACTTTTGTACCTTGAAACTTAGGGCTATCTAAATCTTCTCTTCTAGTCTGGACAAGTAAAGCATCTGTTACCTCTGGAATATTTACAACAACACTAGCTTCTCCTGCACTAAATCTACCACCATCATCTTGAAACTTAAGGATGTATTCTCCAGTAATAGCTGGAACTATTGCTTCAGTTGAGTTTCCTGGAGCAGCTTCTATTAAATCAACAGCTTTCTCAAACGTACCAGAACCATCAGTTCCAGAACTATCATGCCTGATGTAAACTAATCCACCATGAGTAACATCAATATCTGCTGATCTACTCCATTTCAAACGAATCAGTTTATTATTTATTGGTTCAGCAGTAAGCCCTGTCATATCTGCTGGAATTGCAGTTTTTCCTGCAAAATCTTTTGTTAAAGTTGAAGGTTCTGCTGATGCTTCTAATGCTGCATTTAAACTGAATACTCTAAATTCATAAGTTCCTTCACTTGCATCGAATATAGTAAAGTCAGTTCCAGTAATAGTAGTGCTGACAAAGTTTCCATTATCTTTTCTGTATTGAACTCTATATTGACTGACACCTGGAACAGCTTCATAATCAAGAATAATTTTTACTTTTGCTTTCTGATTCTCTACATAGAAGAATTGCTCTGCACTATCAATGGTAGGAGCATCTTTTAGTGCATTTAGTATCGTTACATTTCTAACAGGTAGAGGAGATCCGTCTTCAATAAATGCAAACTTTCCTGAGTTATAAGCCGTTCCAATAATTGCATAATTATCTTTATCTTCAGTTACGCTAACAACTCTCCATTGAGTAGTTTCTAAGGTGGTATTACTTAAAATCCAAACACTATTTGCATTGGGAGCAGATGAAAATGCAGAAGATACTGTAATAACAGCACCAGAAATACCACTAACGGATTTAGTTTCTACCGATCCATCAGAAAGAACAACGCTAAGTGTTGGATTGTTTGTTGCATCTAAATCTGTATCGTCTGTGTTATCTACAGTTACAGTCGTGGTTGTTGCTGATTTTATTCTTCCTCCTCTTCTAAGCCCTGCTCTTACTGGATCGCTTACTTCGATAACTTGCCCAGGCCTTACAACAACTCCTTCTGATAAACCAGTAGTAAAATTAATCGTTTCAGTAGAATTTTGTTCTTCAAATAGTAAAAATCTACCTAATCTTGCAGCTTGGCCTCTAGAACTACAACCAAAACCAGTAATTTTTTTATGTAAAACACCATATTTAGCTTTTGCAGAGGCATCTTCTACAGTTTCAAAATCTAATTCTTGGTTATCCATGTCAAAATATGACACGGAAACTACTGTTGCTCTTGTTTTAAGGCTAGTTCCAGAATATCCAAATCCTGCTGATGTTACATTAGATAAATTAAATAAATAACTTGGATCTGTAGGTCTATCCTGTGAAATTGTAAGAGAACCAGCAGTCCAAAAACTTATGGATCTCATTACAGAAGTAAGAGAGTTTACAACTTCATACGCATCTTGTCTTGCTTGAAGAATTGTATTGCAGCTAAATCGTGGTTCTTGTCCTCCTGCTCCATCATCTACCAAAGTAGAACAATAGACAGAAGCACTATAAAACGCATATTTATCAAGTTGAGCTTCAGTAATATGATCCCCTAATCCATATCTAACATTTGTTAAAAGATCAAATAATATCCAAGCTGGATCAGAACACCAAACTTTAGATGTAGTAAGCGTTCCATTAAATGTTCCTGTGTAAGTTATTCTTCCTGTTGCAGCTTCTACAGTTCCATTATGAGGTATTTTTATTTTTACCCCACGAACTTTATACATTCGACCTGGAACAGATGAAAACTGTTGCGAGTCGAACCTTAATGCTGCATGAGCGATATCAGGATAAGGTCTTTGCTCATCAATAATTTCAGTAAAAGATTGAAAGAAAAACTCATCTCTTAATTTAGTAGGATCAGCAGCATCAGCCGTTACTCTTGTGACTTGAACTGTTATTGGAAAATTAAGACTACTAGGAAGGTCAATTCGATAATCTCTGTTATATGCTGAAGAACTTCTTCCTGTTACTGTGTCAGATATTGGAGTACTTGTAGTTCCATTATTCTGAATAATTTTTATTGTTAAATCTACAGATGTACCATTAACATCTCCATTGGTTTCAAACTTTTGGAGAGAATTAAATCTAAGAGTAACTCTTAAAGCATTTACACTTGAATTTGTTATTTGCCTTGATATTGGAGTACCATTCTCTACTTTTGAACCAACATTAGTTTCAGACTCAATATTGGCAATACCAGAAATAAAAGTTTGGTCTGACGTTCCGAATCTAGGTTCAAACTCTACGTCTTGAAAGTTAAAGTCTGTGGGTTGAGTAGCAGTTGGATCTGCACTAGCTCTTAATACTGGAGTTTTTCCTAAATAAACATCTTTTAATGCTGCTGTATTGTAATTTGCTGTACCTTTTGTAAATGCTGCTGCTGACGGAAAACCTTCTATTTCACCTTCGCTAAGAACATCAACAATAGTCGCAAATTGTTTACTGGATAAGGCATTGGAGGGCAGCGTAGAATCTACTACTACATCATCTTCAGAGCGATTAACAATAGCCATCTATGCTGTACCCTTTATTTGTACTGTATCAATTCCTGCTGATACTACTAGCGATCCAGCGAATATTTCTCCATAAATCACAGGTATTGCTGTTCCAGCCCTTGATGTATTCTGCACTCCACTAAATGAAAAGTTCTGTGATTGTGGATCTTCTGAAACTCCTGGAGGTTGCGGAACAGGAGTGAGCATCTGTGCTGTTCCTGATAGTGCTAAGTAAATACCCAATT